CTATCACCACCCGCAAAATAAACGGCTAAGTCGTCCATTATAAGATATAAAGCAGTAAAGCCAGCAATAAACGCAGCTAAAGCGGGATTAGCTACTGTTAACGCAACACCAAAGGCTATAAGAGCAACCTTAATAGTATTCAATAATTGAGGAACTTTAGAGAATTGCTCTACAATATTAGTAACGTGTTGCCCTAAATGGTTGATAGTAGGTAATATTTTTATTAATATTTCTTGTCCAGTTTTCTGTAACTGTAAATGAATTTTCTTAAGCTCTAAGCCTAACTTGTATGCTTTTTCTTGTTGTTCGGGTGACAAAAATAGGTTATTGACTTCTGCCATTTCCTCTTTTGTCATTCGTAACATCATCAAGTCGTCTGCACTAAAGCCCATACGCTGAATGATGTTAACGGCTTTAATGTCGTCAACACCTTTGATTGCCTCACGGACTTCCTCAACGATTTGCTCTACAGATTTGCCATAAGGATTGATGGCTTTACCACCAAAGAATGCCAGTTCTTGGTAAGGTGAAACATCTCCACGACCCATTTGAATGTCAAGCAAGTTGCCAGCCACATTACTTAATGAGGCCGCCATACCCTCACGTGTTGCATTGTAGTTAACCAGTGATGAGGCGCTTGCGTACTTGTTTAATGTGCCTAACCCTACGCCTGTAGTACGTGAAAAAGTAATGGCTTGTTGGTTGGCTCTATAAAAAGCATTTGCCATACGGTCAAGCATTCCTATTGTACCAACTACAGCCAATGCCATTGTACGCATAGCTTGCATATTAGCACGCAAGGATTTTGAAAAATTGTCTGTGCTTGCAGTTAGCTTTTTATTTTTTTCTTCAAGGGATTTACTATGCTTTTCCAACTGTTGCATTTGCTTATCAGTTTTGTCAAGCTCTTTAGTATTTCCCTTAATGCCTAAGGCTATGAAAAACTCGCCTAGTTTCATTGCTTTTTCCCTTTGTTTAATTCATAGTAGGTATGTTCATAATCTTTGCAAGCGTTATCGAAATGAAACGCATTAAAGACTTCATCAATTGGTGCTTGATATGCAAGGCTTGGGTTACCACCGTACCAACCTGATTTACATACACTCATTACAAGCATATCTAAGTAGTCGCATTTAAAGACGAAATGAGGCTTAAGACCGTTTGAAACTTCCCTGTCTTGCACAAAGTAGTTAGGCTCTTGAAAAAAGGGCGTAAGTTTGCCTCCATACAAGCATAGTAGATTTCATAAATATCGTTCCTTGCCTCTGGATGTTCATCAAACAAAGTCGGAGTAATTTTAAAATTATTCCACGTGCATATTTTTAAGCACGGAATAAGTGCCGTTTCGATTTCGTCTGATATATCTATTCCAATTAAAACATTTTTCGCAAAGTCCAATAAACCAGTAACGTCTATATTGCGGTTGAGTAAGTCCGCTCCGTTACTTTCAATCTTCAAGCCTGTATTATACTTTTGTAGTTCAACAAGTAATGCTTTTTTTAAGGCTTTAACATCTGCAATAGTTGCACAATTGATTACAACTTTTGCCTTTTCATTTTCTGTAGTAAATTCCATATTTTTCCCCTCATTAGACCCTCTCTCCCCCCATAAGAGTTTTTAAGCTCCTATGAGGGGTGAGGGGTCAACCTTTATTACAAAATACCACGGTTATTATTAGCAAATACTATTTTATATTCAACTAACGCTTGTTCTGTGTTTCCATCTACTGCACTTGTTACAGTAGGGATTTTTGAAACCATACCGCCAGCTAACATATAAGTGATGTATCTGATATTGCCAGCACCGTCACCAATCTTTTTGATAACTGCACCTGTTGCTAATACTGTACTTGCAAATTCTTCTAAATCAGGGGTCAAACCGTTTAGACGTCTGTCGTCAGGTGAACCAGCTAAGACTGAAACGGTTAAGGTTGCAGTCTTGCCAGGCTGATTTAATGCAAATACGGTATTACCATTTTTTCCTCTTTCCAATGCTACAAGGTCATTAGGTACTTCCAATGAGCCGATAGTGCCTTGACCAAAATATGTAAGAGGTATGTCATTGACTATAATTTCGTCATTTCCTGTTAATGCATATTCTGCCATTTTATTTTCTCCTACGCTTGAATATTGATGATAACAGATGAGCTGTGTATTGAGCCAGCTCGTTTAATTGCGATACTAATTAAAGGTGCCTCTCTGTTTTCTCTTTCTGTTTGTGATTGTTGAGAAATTGGAATACTATAAATGTAGTATCCAAACTTTTCTATAGCCTCTTGGAATACTTCAGGGTCACCAAATGGGATACTATCATTCCAAGTTAATCCTGTTCCGATTGAACCATTTCTTACACCCTGTTCAAGAACGGTTTGAGCGGAGTTCTTAAGTCCTGTGATACCTTTGTTTGTTTGAGGTATCTTTGTATTAGTTTTTCTCAAATAATTGAATAACGCTACTTCTAAGGCTTTTTTAAGCCATAAATTCATTGTAGCCTCGTCAGTATACAAACCATTTGAGAATGAGTAAACGCAAGATAATCCCGCAGTATCGCCATAGATATCTACGCCATTTGTTTTTGCTGAATTATAATATGTTTGATTAAGGTTTGTATCTGCACTTGTCCCTGTCAATGTTTTCAAGTTCATTGTCAAGGCTGTTTCTGTGCCACTGTAATTAGTTGAGCAAGCAATTGAGGCATAAGTTGCAATTGCTACTTTAGCGTCTTGTTGTGTTCCTGTTGAGTAGCATAACAATCTTGTTTGTGTCAATTCTGCTGAACTAATGCTTTGACCTAAGACCGCCATATTATTCAATGAGTGAACTGCCTCATAGTAAATGCAATCTTGAGTTTGAACATATTGAGCATTTGCCAATATTCTTGCGTTTTCACATAATTGAGTAGATAAAACACCGCCAAAATAGAATTTTTCACTAGCTTCTGCAATTGCCTCGGCTAATGTAGTTCCTGAACTGTCTTGACCTGCTGTTTCACTATCATTGTTCAACAAATAAGGATATACAGTATTAGCAACGGAATAACTTGCGTAAGTGCCTGTTTTTGACGCACAAGTTTCGCTATCAAAATAAGATGTTCCCGCAAGGTCTGTACCTGATGTAACATCTACAGTTGCACCGTCTTGAAGTGTTACTGTTCCGGTTGGAGCTGGTTGTAATACTACGCTTGAATAGCCACCGATTGCATTTGATGTAAATACAAGTTCATTTGTTCCTGATGTTGTCAAGGTTACTGGTACATTATTTTTTGTAAACAAGTCGGTTAATGTATTTGAAATACCGCTTACATCACTTGCACCACCCATATTTATATCAGTTAATAAGTATTGAATACCGTCAACATAGAGGTTTAAAATGCCGTCTGTTACGCTTGCGAAGTTTGCCATTGTTGAAGTCAATGAGCCAGTTGTCAATGTACCCGCAGTTCCCTCACTTGTTTTTGTTGGTTCAACTGGGGCGCAAGAACTTTCTGCACCTAAACGTCTTGAACTGAATTGTAATTGATTTGTGTTAACAACTGTTATATCGCAGTCTAATCCTGCGTTATTTAAGACTGTTACAATATCTGCAACGGTTGAGATTGATGTAAAGTTTAGATTATTTACTGTGTACGCTGTTCCGTCGATTGTCAATGTCATTGTACCGCTTGAAACGGTTTTCAATGTTGCTAACATGGCATTTGTAATTGCGTGAGTTGTGAAGTATGCTGATGTAGCGTTTACGCCACCAAACGGATAAACGATTACTTGACCTTTACCTGTGATTAGGTTAGGCGCTGGCATGAACATACCAGTTCCCATATTAGCGGTCAATGTTCCTGTTCCATATTCCTGAATGATGTCATTAGCGTTTACTGCCCAAATATAAGGTTCTACGCTTAATGGTACTTCATTCGTGAATATACAAATATTGTTTGTAGCAAAATCACTTAAACCAGTTGGAGTATTGGTCAAAGAGATGTTTACTGTATTTGTAAGTGCAATAGTACCCATTAATTTGTCCTTTCGTTATTTACAAAGTTTTTCATAGATTTTATTAATAGTTTCTGTTATGTGAGAAATCTGTTTTTCAAGTACTCTGAACGATTGCAATGTTGCATAACGTTCTGAAATTTCGTCAATAATCTCCCTGTGAGTACGCTCTAATTGGTCGGGCGTTACAAAGATGTGAGATTGTATAAGTGCCACTATTACAAGGGCAATATATGGGGTAATGTCGTTCAAATTAATATTTTCCATTCCTAATTTCCCCCCACTTCTGGATTATTCATTATATCAAGTTTGATAACGTTTTTGTTGTCGGCTTGAACAGTTGCGCTAAATGTGTCATAATAGTCAACCGTTGTAGTTTTTGAATGCCATAATAAAACGTCAAATCTTATGGCATATCTGTTAAGCTCTGAACCACCCTCTAAGCCTGATAAGTTTTGAGCCTGTGAGATGTTAGCTATTTTAAAATTGTATTGCTCTTGGAGCTGTTCTGCTAAGGTACTATTCAAAGCCAACTGAACCTCGTTGTAACGCATTAGAGCGTCTGTATTCTTTGAATAGATATCAATCTGCATAGACCTTTTTTCATTGCTGTGTACGGTCTCTGAATAGCCTGTATCAGTATCCGCAAAATCTGTGTGCAATGAGTATATTTGATTGCTTAAGGTTGAAACGGTAACCTGTATTTGTGGAGTATTGAATAAAAGTATGTTTTGCCCTCTGATAACTACACAAGGGATTTCATTCCCATTCTTATCTATTCCCCAGTTGTCGGGTAAGTTCATATATGTTTGTATTAGATTGCATATAATTTGTTCGATTGGTAATTGCATTAATTTACATCCTGATATGCATTAACAAGTTCATATTCTTCAAAACCGTTTAAGCAATAGTTCTTGGCATTCATTACCTTGTATTCAACACCTTTAAAAATAACGTGGTCACCAGCGTTTAAATCGCCATTGCTACATTTACAATGCAACCAAAACCATTGCCATGAGCGCATTCCCTCGGGTTTTGACATCAATTTTGCCATTGATAAAGGTTGCCAAACACCTTTAAGCCTTATTTTCTTTTGTGTTTCTTGTTTAAAACCGTTTACAACAGATTGAGTAATTTTAATCAATTCTATTGGATACTCCCAGTCGGTAAGAGTATCACGCATATTTACAAATGTCCAATTATCGCCATAAGTATATGTCATTGTTTTTTCTCAATCTCGTATGTTACTGCGTTTTTCAATGTTCCTAAATTCTGTAACGGTTTGCTTGAACCTTTGAGCATTACGGTAAGTGGACTATTTTCTGCCCAACTTCCCCAACCTGATGTTTCAAAGGCTTGCATAATTGTTTCTAAAGCTCCTGCGCCAACCATTGTAGCTATACTTTGCAAATCCCCTGTTTTTTCAAAGAAATAAGTAAAGTCTTGTGTGGTCATTCCTTTTTTAATGTTTTTTAAAAATACTGACCTATTCTTAAGACTATCCCCTAACCAACTCCTTGCGGGAATATGTATATGTGTTGCCTTAAGATGTACTCCAAAATTGTACCAAAACCAACCACGCATTTTATCCGTGACTTTAATGTCTGCACCGAACTCTTGTAAAGCTCCTAATCCGGCTTCGTCCATATCCTCGCTTACGGGATTATCTCCGCCTTTTCCTTTGAGCAAGCCAACCTTTACGCTGTACTGTTCGCCCATAGCTTTTATAAGCTTTTTGAGGTTACCATAGTTGATTTCGGTCTTAAGTTCACCCATTAGTTGTTGCACCGTTTACAAGTATAACATTCCCAATCATATAAGGATAGATTAAGGATAAGTATTTCAAACCATAGCCGTTTGAGGCGTATATGGACATTGTAGGGCTTTTCATTACCCATTGAGGTATAGAATAACCCTCGGATACTGAACCCACGCTCTTGCTTGTCGTAATGCCCGCATAATTGCCTCCGCTTGCGTTACGAAAATCAAGGGTTAGATAAAAAGCTGTCAAATATAAAAACACTAGGTTTTGTGTTTCTACATTCGGGAATAAACTTATGTTGAAATTTATGTCAGCCTCTAACATGGCGGTTAAGATATCACTATCTTGCGTATAGTTTAATACGCTGTCACTGTAGCTAGTCCAATCAGTAGTATTGGTAGGCAGTGTGCTAGTTACTCCGCTTGCTACTATGCACTGATAAAACGCACCGTTATAAACGATATCGCCATTTGCATAAAGGTTAGTCGGAATATATACTGGCAAATAAGTCGGGTTAAAACGTGGGAACTGGATTTTAAAATCCGCCACACATATCTGGCTCATAACTCCACTTATGCCTATTGTCTGTGATGATAGTTCTGTCATAAATTCCTTTGTAATTGAGGGGGGAATAAATCCCCCCAGTAATTACTTAATTAGTTCTGCAAGTTTTGCATTAGAGATGTTTTTAGCAAATTCTAAACCCTTTTCCTCTGCAATCTTTAGCATTTCTTTTCTTGTCAAAGCAAGTACTTCTTGTGGAGTAACTTCCTTGGCTTTAAGCTCTGCAAGCTCCTCTTTAAGTTTTGCGATTTCTTCGGGTGCAATTTCTTCAATTACTCCCGCACATTTTTTAAAAGCCTCTGCCATATCTTTTGCAAATTCTCTTACTTCGCCTGCTTTAAAGATTGTTGAGCCGTGCATATAAGCTCTTGTTGCTGTGTTTCTTAGTTTCATAAACCCCTCCTATTCACTAAGATAATGCAGTTTGACCTGCAAGGTAAAGCATTGAGTTAGTACGTTTCAAGTATGGTGGTATAAATTGACCGTGTGCTTGAGATACTAAGTCTAATGAACCTTGAGGGAATAGAGGCATTGGAGTATAAGGAACTGGCAAATAAGCCTCTAAGTTATCAGCGTCATCATTGTAAAGTACGATTACAGGGTTTGTACCGTCAACTTCTGGAGTGGTAGAACCAGCTGTGCCAGACATTGCGTTGTTAGCATAAGCAACAGGCAAAATTCTGAAGTCTTCACCGTTTACACGTTTCATTGCGTCTTCAAGTACTTGCAATCTATTCAAACCATATTGACCAAATGGAGTTGTCAATGCAAAATATTCTTTTGCTGGCAAAATCATTCTGTTAAAGTTCATTGTGTAATCAGCATTTTGTTGATATGCTGGAGCTAATTGTGCAATGAATGTTGTAAATTGTGCGTCTGTCATTGCGGACAATGCTTGAGTGTAAACAGATGTATTAACTGTAACATCTGATTGTGTCAAGATACCTTGTTGTGAACCGTCTGACAAACCATTGAAGAATGTTTTTTGCAACATCAAATCCCATGTTTTCTTACGGGCTTTTTCTTTTTCTTCAACGATTGAGAATGTAGCGTCGTTAATTCTACCCATTTGAGCTAACTCATTAGTGATAGAGTAAACTGCACGCCAGAAGTTATTTTTAAGGTTCAAAGCACCAACTTGGATTGAAACGTTCATATCTTTGTTGATACCGTCAGCACTTGGATTGATAAGACCTTGTTCTCCGTCATTACCAATATAGTTTACTGCGTATTGCAATAATTGAGTTGCATAAGCACCTGCACCAACGTTAATTTTAACGAAGTCAGACAACTTATGTCCGTTTAATTCATAGAATTTCTTTTCTACAACGCCAGCAAGAATAGTGGTCAATGTCGTAATTGATTGTTCTAAACCAACTGAAGCACCAACCCCAGAGTTGTTAACTGTACCCATAAGGTTGTTGCGCAATTGGTTTTTATATCTGTCTTTAGTTAAGATACCAATTGTTTCCATATTTCTAATTCCTTTCTAATTAAAATGATAATTGTACTTGTACAAGTCCGTTTGCTTCACCAACTGTTATGGCTGTACCGATTGTGCCAGTGCCAGATGATTTAGAAACTTGGTTGCCACCTGTAACTGTTACAGGGTCGCCCACTGCTACACCTGCGCTTGCACCAACTGCCATATAAACGATATCACCGCTTTGAGCAAGTGCAACTTTGTCACCTGCAACATATTCGCTAACTCTTGGGTCATAAACTACAACACCGAATGGAGCTGTTGCTGTTGCGTCGATTTCAACAACTGGTGCTAGTGAATTTGTTGAAGCAGTATCAAGTTTTACTACATAACCAAATCCTACTGGAGTAGTTGATGTTGAAGCACTTGAAATTACTGCGTTGTGGATTTGAGGGTGATTAGGAACTTGTGCATACATACCTGCAACTGGCTCTATATTATACCCTGTTAATGAAAATGCTTGTGCCATTTTTTACTTCCTTTCTTGATTAGTAATTTTCACCTAACTTTAATCTATCTTCTTTTGAAATGTAGCCAGTGCCATATTCATAAGAACTAGAATTATTTACTACACGTCTTGCAATTTCTGCGTAATCTACTGAATTTTTTACGTCTGCAATACGTTTTTCTTTTTCAAATTCTTCTCTGTCTTTTTCGTCTTCGTTTTTACATTTGTTGTCACGTGAACGTTCAGAGTTTGTATAAGCGATTTCTTCGGCTTTTTTGATTACTGTTCTGATGTCTTCATCATCACATCCAGCAGATTTCATAATTCCACCGATTTCATCGATTAGCTTACGTTTGTCTGTTTTATCTGCGTTGTCGCATTTGTTTCTGCGTTCGTTATCTCTTTCGTCGTCGCATTTGTTGTCTTTTCTGTTACGACGTCCGCAGTTATCTTCTTTTTCGTCGTCTGCGTGGTCACGTCTGTTGTCACGTTCATCATCACAACGATTTTTTCTTTCGTTATCACGTTCGTCGTCACATCTGTTTTTACGATTGTCACGGTCGTCACGTTCTGAACCCTCGTAAGCTATTTTTTCCATTTTTTTAATAGCTGTTCTGATGATTTCGTCATCATCACCTGCTGATTTGAGCATTCCTGCTACTTCATCAATAAGTTTTCTTTTATCAACTTTGTCCATATCGTCTTTTTCCTTTCTTTCGTTATTTACGATATCTTTTATAAATTCTGTTAAGCTGTTTAGTACGTTATCCATAGGTTTTTTCTCCTGTTTATCTTTTGAATTTATCACAATATTAGCCCTTTCATATCTCGGGTCTTTGACTAAGGCAAGGTGTAAGAACTCACCATCAGTAAATTCCATATCATAATCAAGGCTGTTATGCGTACCTGCCTTGTTATCTGACACAAAGTCATAAGAACAAGAAACGTTCCAACCTTGATTTTTGACTAGGTCTATCGCTTGTGTATCCCAGATGATACCTGAACAATAGTACCAACCGTCATTATCGTCATACCATACATCACTGATAACACCTACTCTTTCGTCGTCTGCGTTCTCATCTGTGATTGTTTCGTGGTTGATAATAACAGGGCAACCTATCATTGTTTTAAGGAACTTATCAAGCGTTTCTTTGGTAATAAGTACATTACCTAAATCTTTGTAATGTACCAGACCCGCTTCAATAAACCTTGATGTGAACTTACGTCCTTTGCCTTTTTCCTCAAGAACGATATCGTCTTGAAGTTCAAGCCCGTTTGTAACTGTTAAATTTTGTTTTGATTTTAGCATTGTTTATAAATTTCCTTATAGAGTTTATGACCCCTTTTTGTGAGGCTAATAACCTCTCACGGTTTTGAAAAAATTCTTTGTTGATAGCGGGCGACATTGAACAACGGCAATTATACGTTTCGCCGGGCAATCCATATTGCATAATCCCTTTTTTGTTATTATAAATCATTGGGGGACTATCAAATCTATATACATTACCATTCAAGTCCTTATGCAATTCCCTTGTACGCTCGTCCATAACTGCGTGCCATTTGAACTCTGTAAAACCCTCTTCCACATATTTTGAACGGAAGTAACTAGCGGTTGCTATTGCACTCTCGTTACGTGCTAGGAACTTAGCTTTACGTGTTCCTATTTTCCATTCTCGCTCGATGTAATTGCTTATAGTTTTGATTGATTTCCCCTCAAGTGCCATTTGAGCAACTACTTCACGCATTTCAACTATTTTTTCCTCTGTCCAATTTTGTATCCAATAGTCTAAATTATGCGTGTATCTTTGAGCAATCTCATTTTTTTGCCAGTTGGTCAATTTCGGAGTTAAGAACGGTACTTTTTTGTCTTTAGCCTCTTTATATACCCTACGCTGTAAATCGTTCATTATCTCTTTTACAGTGCCCTCTATTACAAATGTTTTCTGTAAATTAGTAAGATTGTTGAACTGGTCGGTAAGATATTTTTGAATTGCATACGCTTTAATAACCGCTTGCGCTTGAGAATAGTCGAACGCTTGAGCAATACCAATTGGTAACTTTGATTTTGATATAACGTAAGCATTTAATTTCTTTGAGTATTTTGCACCCAGTGCTTCAAGTTCTTTTGCCATTCGGTTGCTAAACCGTCCTGAAACACTGTAAATAGCACCGTCTGAATAGATTAATTTATTTCCTTGAATGTAAGTAAATAAATCATCAACGCTATTGTTAACTGTGGTTTTCTTCAGGATTAGAAAACATTCTTTAAAAATGTTCTCCCACATCCATTTTTCCATTACTCGGATTATTTTACGTTCATAGCTTTTCTTATATGTAAGATTTCGTAAGAACTTCATCAAAATCCTCGTCTATGTCGTTGTCGTCAATTGCGTTAAGTTCTTCATCACTAAATAAGACAATACCCTCGTTATTAAGCTGTTCAGCTACTTGGGTCTTTGTCATTATGCCCGCACCTAATAACTGCAACCAGTT